GTAAGTAATAGTATTAGGAGTATTAGGTAAATATTAATATAGCTATTACATAACTTGTAACTTCGTATTATTTACTTCGTAAATAACACTCGTTACGTTATGTAATAGCTATTAGTATATATGTTAGTAATTGGATGTATTAGGTTATAGATGTATTGTTTGGGAGTATTGGGTAAATACTTATTGTAATTGGAGTATTACATATTAGGTATTTGATATTCAATCTACTAGTTTGTTAGATGGTACTTAGGTATGTGTATGTAGTAATTAGTTTGATGTGATTGTTGTTTAATTGAATGAGAAGATATGTAGGATTAACGAATGAGTATCGAGTAATACCTAGGCCTACCTTTACTACTAAAGCTCGTCTATGAGGCTCTATGACCCCTTTAAATACGTGGTTAAGTTATGTAAAGATATAGATAGTGTATATATTCATTAGTATTTTGTACTGTCATACCAAATTTAGTAATGTCTGTATACCCTTTCCAGTGGCTTAGCACGCATACTGTGTATAGGTGTGTATGGTGTGTATACATCGTAGTAATAATATACGGAGTATATTGTTATGGAGATGTGGTGTTGGTGTGTATGAAACACTAAGAGAGAGCGTGAGCTCTCTCGTATATCTTAGTCAGCCTTGGCTTTGGCTGCTAACTTGGTTTTGAATGCATTGGCATTGTCAGAGGTTAGCCCAACTTTATTACGCGCCTTATCTATCTGGTTTTTGCGCTTTAAAGAGTTGAGCTGGTGTTCCATCTTAATATCTTGAGCGTGGTTCTTTGAGATATCGTCAGCTAACTTAGCATAACGATTGGCAGCAGAGAACAATGAACTGAAGATAGAGAAGAATGATGTAATCACAGTAGAGATTGCATTGAACATGGTAAGACTCCTATTGGTTTAAGTGGACGAGATTGTCCGTTGATATGCGTGAGCAATAGTAAGAATCCTTTTTGTAAGTGACTTATGGGGGGAGGGGTGTTGGTTGTAGATGTTAGAAAGTGAGAACCACTACTCACATACTAAATAATGAAAATTTCTCCAACCCTCCAAAATGAACATGTCGTTGTAGATTTATAAACACTAGACTGACTACCTTTTGGTAGTCAGTCTATTAATTCCTATGATGTTTATTTTTATTTTGAGAGATGTTACCATGGTTCAATTATTCCACATTAGCTTTAGAGATAACTTACCTTCCACATTGGTTCCACAGATACCTGACGACGAAGAGGAAGAACAAGAACCACAAGAAGTACATGAGTTCTCTGAGAACCTACCATTACGGGTATGTTTCTCTCCAACTGTGCAACAGTGTTTCTTAGCAGTATATCCAAACGTATTTAGATATTTCGAAGAAGATAATTATCCACACATGGATTTCTATGTCTACGCATATGCTAGGCAGAAAACCCCTAAATTTATCCAGCCAGAAGAATTGCATAAGAAAGTTTGGGACAGCCAAATAACTGGTGAAGTATCTTTTATTAGTCCTGTTAAAGTAATTAAAGTAGCCAAGATTAGATTTTACAATAACCCTAAAGCAATAGAAGTATACGGACACCCATTCGGTGATACAAAAAGAAAGAAACAATTCCTAGGCCCCCTATCTGATTTTGATATCATCGAAACATATGTTAAGAATATAACATTACAAAAAGTAACACTATCTGACATTACTAAATTATTAAAAATCACCAAACCCTTTTGCTCATACTAAATTAACAAACTCTTTAATTGATTTGTCTAAACTAATATCATGCTCATATAATCACTTGGTTTAAATGGAGATGACAATGACACAGTTACTTACTAGAGAAATGTTAACTACTGCCTTACCTAATAGGATTGGTAATAACATATCTGATGAAACACTCGCAGAGTGGAATGCTTTAATACAAGACCCAGAGATGATAGAAGCCTATCAAGAAAACTTCATTGGGTTTACTAATATACTTACTGAGGGTAAGTACAAGATGACTGATTATATTAATGCCATCATGTATGTAACCCATAGGCTTATATGCGATACCAACAAAGAAGCATATAGGAAAGTATTCCCCCAAAAATACGATGACTGGGTTAAGTCTGGTATGCCCAGTACATACATTGATAGTTATATATCTAGTTACAATAGGTCTAAGCTTGTAACCAAGATGCTAGAGCAAGCAGCTATTCCATTCTGGATACTTAACCAACCTACTCAGCAGAAGATGCTTAATGTACTTGTAGACTTGGCTATGAATGCAGACAGTGAGAAGGTACGCTGTGATGCAGCTAACAATGCACTGAATCATATCAAACCACCTGAAGTATCTAAGTTCCAGTTAGATGTAGATATCAAACAAGACAGGACTCTTGATGAGTTACGTAATGCCGTAACAGTCTTGGTTAGCCAACAGCATGAAGCTATATCCATGAAGAATGTAACTGCTAAAGATATAGCTGAATCTAAAATCATTAGGGCTGAAGATTATGAGTAATGTAATAACCAAGTCAGTAGAAGAATGGGTACGTGGTGTAGATTATAGTAATGATGTTAATTACGTACCGAGTAAGTTTGCCTTAGAGTTTATTAACTTTATTAAGATGGTTAATGGTGGTGAGGGTGAGGAGAATAAGTCTCCTGTGCTTCACTACAAGATACTAGACCAACTGATAGGTAAGAATAGATATGTAGCTAATATGATTCATAGGGGTGCAGCTAAGACTACTATCATGGAGTATTTGTTTCTATACTTGGGAGTTTACGGTGGTGAGCTTCCTGGGTTTGGTAGAATTGAATTAGCTATCTATGTATCAGACAGTATTGATAATGGTGTAAAGAATATGCGTAAGAATCTGGAGTCACGTTGGGAGACTAGTGACTTCTTACAAAGATACTTACCTAATACTAAGTTTACTGATATCGAATGGACATTCACTAACCTTGAAGGTAAAAAATTTATTGTTAAAGGTTATGGTGCTAAGACTGGTGTACGTGGTACTAAGTCTCAGGGTAAACGTCCTAAGTTAGCCATCATGGATGACATTATCTCAGACGATGATGCACGCTCAGCTACTGTAATTGCCACCATTGAAGATACAGTGCATAAGGCAATTGATTACGCAATGCATCCTACTAGCCATAAAGTAATCTGGTCAGGCACACCATTTAATGCGAGTGACCCTTTGTATAAAGCAGTGGAGTCAGGTGCATGGGCAGTTAACGTGTATCCAGTATGCGAGACATTCCCATGTAAGAGAGAAGATTTCAGGGGTTCATGGGAAGATAGGTTCACCTATGATTATGTTAAAGATAAATATGATAAGGCTGTACTGGAAGGTAATGTAGCTGCATTTAACCAAGAGTTGATGCTACGTATTATGTCTGATGAAGATAGGCTTGTGAGTGACAGTGATATCAACTGGTATAACTCTAAGATAGTTCATGAGAATAAAGACAGTTTTAATTTTTATATTACTACTGACTTTGCTACTAGTGAGAAGCAGTCTGCTGACTATAGTTTTATATCTGTGTGGGCTTACAATAATAATGGTGATTGGTACTGGGTAGATGGAGTATGTCGTAGGCAACTAATGGATGCCAATATAGATGACCTATTCAGACTAGTACACAAGTATAATCCTATGTCAGTAGGTATTGAGATTACAGGGCAACAAGGAGGATTCATTCCTTGGATACAGCAAGAGATGGCTGCGAGGAATATATTCTTTAACTTGGCTAAGAATGATAATGCTACTACCTATGGTTTAAGACCTACAACAGATAAGCTACAAAGATTTAACGTAGTAGTTCCTTGGTTTAAACAAGGTAAGATGTTCTTCCCTGAAGACTTGAAATCCAGAGACTCTTTAAAAGAAATGATGACTGAGATTACTCTTGCTTCTGTATCAGGGTTTAAATCTAAACACGATGATGCAATAGATACTATATCTATGCTGGCTGCACTTAAAGCTTGGAAGCCCACTACTCCTGTAAAGGTAACTAGAGATTCCAATAATGTGTATCAGTCCGATGTAGTAGAGGCATTTGAATACTCAATCAATAATTATATTGTATAAGGATTAACATGGTACTCTCAGAGCTACTAGATACCTTGATACTGTCAGGACTTACTCAACATAAGTATGGTGAGCAAGATGGCCAAGGTAACTATAAACACTTAGATGCTTTAATTGTTTTAATTAATGCAGGATTAGTAGACTTACATAAGAAGTTTGTTATTAATAAAGAAGAAGTAAGATTCATGGCTTCCGCTAATATTAATAGATACCAACTTACCCCTAACTTTATTTACCTAGATGGTTATCCGATGGAATCAGAAATCATTGAGATACTAGAAGTGTATGACAAAGATAATATGAAGTGTCGTATCAATAGAACTAATAAAAAGTTACCTGATGGTCATGTACCTTTACTTGGTTCTACTTACGGTATAGATATCTTTGTACCCTCATTTAATGTAATAGGTACTCCTGATGGCTACACAGGTATCCTTAAAGTTATCTATAGAGCAGGTGCTAATAAGATAGCTCGTATTAAAGCAGGTATGAATATTAACCCTGATAATATTGAAGTAGATATACCTGAGTATTTTACTGATGCTTTGTGCTATTACATATTGGCTAGATTGTTTACTAATATTATTCCTGACCAAGGGTTAGCTGCTGCTAATAGTCCAGCTCAAATGTATATGCAAGCTTATGACAATGCATGTAGAGATATCACACAGTCGGGTGTTATAACTACAGTTAGCTCTAATCCAGAACAGAGATTTTATGATAAGGGATTTATATAATGGATGGTTTATCTACAGAACATAAAGGTCTGACTAGTTGGAAGAAAGAACCCACACTAGAAGAACTTAAAGCGGATTACACTGAGGTATCCAAGTCACAGGCAGAACAAGTAACCAAAATTAATCAATGGTTGGATTACTTGAATACTACAGGTGCTGCTGCTGTTAAGAAGACCCCAGGTAGAAGCTCAGTACAGCCACAGTTGATACGTAAGCAAGCAGAGTGGAGATACGCTGCATTGTCTGAGCCTTATCTATCTACTAGGGATATCTTTGAAGTTAATCCCATTACTCATGAGGATGTATCTGCTGCTGAGCAGAATGCATTGGTATTAAATAATCAATTCAGTACTAAGATAGATAGAACCAGATTTATTGACAGTTTGGTTAGAGCTGCTGTAACTGAGGGTACTGCTATTATCAGATTAGGTTGGAAATCTGAATCTGCTGAAGTAGAAGAGCCTGTATATAAATTTGAATTCTATCCAGTAGCTAATGAAGAAGAGAAAGCACAGGTAGACCAGTTAATACAATTGTATGAAACAGAGCCAGATAGCTTTAATAATCTAGACCCTGCATTTAAAGAAGCTGCTTTATATACTATGGAGAATGGTGAATATGTAACAGCTACTATGGTTTCTGGGAGTACACAAATAGTAGAAAAGCTAATTACTAATCACCCTACAGTAGAGCTATGTAATTACAAGTCTGTATACATTGACCCTACTTGCGAGGGTATCTTAGAGAATGCTAGCTTTATTATTCATTCATTTACTACTTCTCTAACTGAGTTAAAGAAAGATGGTAGATATAAGAATCTAGATAAGATTGAAACCTTTGGTATGGAATCAGCTACTGTAACTCCCGAAGGTGATGCTCAACCAATGACCTTTAAAGATAAGCCAAGAGAGAAGTTAACTGCTTATGAATACTGGGGTAATTGGGATATCAATGGTGATGGTATTGTTGTACCTATCGTAGCTACTTGGGTTAATAATACTTTGATACGTATGGAAGAGAATCCTTATCCAGATAAGAAACCTCCATTTGTAGTAATCAGTTATCTACCAGTGCGTAACAGTATCTATGGTGAATCAGATGGTTCATTGTTACAGGATGACCAACGTATCGTAGGTGCACTAACTCGCGGCATGATTGACCTTGTAGCTAAATCTGCTAATAGCCAAACAGGTATGGCAGTTAATATGCTTAGTCCTGCTAATAAAGCTAAATTTCATAATGGTGAAGATTATGAATTTAATTTAGGCACAGACCCAAGACAAGGTATCTTCCAGCATACATTCCCAGAAGTTCCTAATAGTGCTCTGGTATTAATGCAACAGTTCTATCAAGATGCTGAATCACTTACAGGTGTTAAAGCATTTAGTACTGGTGGTGGTATTACTGGTGCTGGATTAGGCTCTACTGCTGCAGGTGTACGTAGTGCAATGGATGCTTCCAGTAAACGTGAGATGGGTATTCTAAGACGTATATCTAATGGCATTATCCAAGTAGGCCGTAAGATTATTGCTATGAATGCAGTGTTCTTAGATGAAGAAGAAGTTATCCGTATTACTAATAAGAAGTTTGTTAAAGTTAAACGTGATGACTTGGCAGGTAACTTTGATTTAAGTCTTACTATATCTACTGCTGAAGCTGATGATGCTAAAGCACAAGAGCTAGCTTTCATGCTACAAACCATGGGTAATAACATGGGTATGGAGTTAGTTCAATTAGTGCTGGCTAAGATAATGACACTACGTAAGATGCCTGACTTGGCTAAACAAGTAGCTGAGTACGCTCCAGAACCTGACCCTATGCAGCAACAGTTACAACAGCTAGAAATGGAAAAACTTCAAGCTGAGATTGAGTTACTCAGAGCACAAGCACAAGAAGCTGGTGCTAAGGGTATGCTTAATGAAAGTAAGATATCTGTTGAAGGGGCAAGAGCTAAT